GGTATGAAGTCCAACACCAAAGTCATACCCTTCTTTGTAATCGTGTGTGTAGTTGTCTTCATCTCGCACCCCGACCATAAGACCATCGTGTACTCCGTCTTTGAAATCTTTCTTGGTTTCATTCTCATACTTGTACTCGATATCTTTTAGTCGGTGGATTTCATCGACTACATCTTCAATAGAGTTGCCCCCCATTCCCTCATCGGGGTGACTAGTCACTCTTTTTAGTATTCGCTTTGATAAATTATTAGCACTACTTTCACCTACTAAAGCTTCAAATACTTTCTCAAGCATTTCTTCTAAACATTGTTCATACTTCATACTCCACCGTCCTCCCATAAATCTTTGTAAGAAATTAAAAATCTTCTTTGTTTTCTCGTAAGAGATATTTTTGTATCATACAGTAAATCGTCTGCACATTGTTGTGGCAGATTATTCTGTGTACAAAAGTTTTGCAAAATATTGGACATTTGTTTTATGAAACTATCTCTATCGACAATCGGTAAATCGTCCACAGAGTTAGGATAAAACTTTCTCAATACTCTCATCAAATGCACAAAACTATCGGTATGATATTCAAAATGCTCATCACTTTTTACTATGTCATAATCTATTAAATCTGTATCTCTTACTGACACAACATCTTTTCTCATTGATAATGAATATACTCCTAAACTTTCTTGCTCTTTAGTTTTATTCGTAGGGTCTTCTAAATACCATAACTGCATTTCATAATCTTCTTGATTGTCTATATAGTTGTAACCGATACTAGTAGTTACGACATCATCGCCGTAACTACTATCAGTCCATCTATCAAAATATTTCTTTTTCATAGATTCACTAATCATTTTTATTCTCCTCTAAATTTACAATGTCAAGATGACCCCCACCATTTCCTTCAGGGTCACGCATAACTGCCACTTGATATTCTTTTCCTTTATACTTTGTTATTAAAACGGGAAAAGGTTCGATATCATCGTGGGTCGCATCAAAAAATATTTCTGTAATTGTGTGACCTAATAATTGACTATAATGTTCATTGTAATACTTTTTAAAATTATCGCTTAATCTATTATTAGTAGTTTCATTCCATATAATATTACTCATTGATTGCTCTCCCATTTATATCTCTTAAAGTAAGACTGCCTTCAGTTGGTTTTCCTCCGAACCATTTTCTGGCACTTATGTAATCGACTTTGTACTTCTTGCCATTCTCACATTCAATAACATACTTATTCTTTCTTGATGTAGAACTATATGAATGCAGTTTAATCTTTCCTAACTGATGATGGTTGTACACCTTCTCAAGGTCTAGGTCATAATCCTTTGCGTATATTTCTAAAAGTTTTTCTTCTTTGGACTTTTGACCATTGACCAAGAACTGAACAGTAAATGAACCTTCAGTAACTTCTTCTCTTGAACCACCAAATCGAATGGTCTTCATTTGAAAGTTTGACTTGTACCTTGTGTTCATTGTTTTAAAGAACTCGTTAAAGTCTTTTCTCATTTCGTCTAAATGTATATCTTTCATTGTAACTCCTATATAATAATTAATAATACCATAGTATACCATCAATGTTAGTTTTTTTGCAAGTATATTCGAAACACTTTATATATATACTGCTCAAATATATTTTAGTGTTGTAAAATCAAAAAATGGACGAAAAAAAGTGTAAAAGTGTAACGAACTAAAAAAACAATGTAATAAATACTAGAAATACAGTACTTACAGAAGATATAACTCGTTACACTACTCGTTACACTTACTATGTTTTCGTTGCACAAAAAGTGTAACGAACTAGACATTCTGACCGATTGCAATTTCCAATTTTTAAAAAACTATTTTCTTTTTTTGATTCGCCTAGTATATATAGGAGTATGACTAGTAAAAATAAGATTGAAAAAATAGAAGAAGACTTTGGTCGTAAACTTACTAACAGACAAAAAGAGTTTGCTAAATACTTTGTAGAAGGAATTTATAGTAATGCAGAGTGTGTTCGCAAGGCAGGATATTCTGATAAAAATGGTATTGCTAGAATACAAGCAAACAAATTGTTAAATCCTAAAATGTTTCCTCACATTACTGAATATATAAATGAACTTCGTGAGGAGAGAGAAAAGAAATATGGTGTTACTTTAATTGGACAATTAAAAAGATTTAAAGAATTAGGAGAGAGAGCAGAAGAGGAAGGTCAATATACTGCAAGTATCAATGCAGAAAAAATTAGAAGTTCGTTAGGGGGATTGACTATTGATAGAAGAGAAACAAATCATTATCACGCAATCGATGGAATGAGCAGAGAAGAAATTGAAAATAGATTAAATGAATTAAGAAGTAAACACCCACAAGCATTTATAGATGCAGAGGTAATAGATGACGCAAAAACCAGAAGGTCTTCTGTGGAACAGAGTAAGAAAAAATCTACCAAGCAGTTGGCACATAACAAGAATTGAAAATCGTTTAGGTGGGGGTATTCCCGATGTGCATATTTGTGCAAACCATTTGCCGTTTTGGATAGAACTAAAAGTAACAAAAACTAACAGAGTTTCTATATCTGCTCAACAAATTGCTTGGAATTACGGGTATTTTAAATCGGGGGGTGTAAGTTTTTACTTGGTCAACCCCCTCTCGACCTCGCACCTATATTTATTTTCGGGGGAATATGGTCGGGAGTTGGCGACCAAAGGACTCGGGTCGGTGGACATCGGGTCGGGGTCGGGGATACCTTGCCTATATTTCGGGGACAACTTTTCGGGATTAATAGATTCAATGATAAAGTATACATCAGATCGGGTCGGGATTTTTAATCCAATTTTCGGGGTCGGGGGTCGGGATAATGATCTAACTCAAAGCCCGGATATTTTAGATTAGGAGTCAAAGATATATCCGGGCAGGGTCCTAAGCCGCCATTATTGCCGCCAGGAATCTGTGTTGTTGGACTCCTTAATGTTTAAGGAATCCAACTATTGTTTTTCTAGTGTTAACTGAGCAAAGTTTGCATTGCTTACACGTGAGTCCTTTGGTCTGACTCAAGCACATCGCAACGGGTCGTCCTTGTGGGGTCGCCGTTGCGTGTTCGTCAACTACCACGGCAACGGGGAGTCCGTGCTTTGCTAATTCGTCGGCGTGTTCTAAATTGTTAGCACTCAAATTAATTGTGAATCCGTTCTCATTAGCTTTCTTTATAAGCTCTATATTCTTTTTATATTTATGCTTATGAGTAAAGCATATGACTCGGCGACCGTTATTTGCTTTTACTAACTGATCTAATTTTTTTTCATCAATGGACTCGTTGTCGTCGCCGTCGTTAGGTAAATCGCCTATTTGATTATGTCGCCATATATCCACAGACTCGGGAAAGTTTGTAATTGCTTTTATGGTATCATCCCAACTATTGGAAAAATTTTTTTTCCATCGCTTATTAAAACCCGTTTCAGTTTCTCCCCATACTAGAGAAGCGTGAACTTTTTCGCCGTAACAATCGCCATTTTTTAATGGGCAAGAGTCTGGGCAACTTTTACGCTCGGTTGTCGTGGTCGGCATTTTACCGAGCTTTTTGTTTTTACTGTTTAAAGTTATTCTAATTTTCATTATCAGACTCTTTTTTTAAATTTAAAATACTTGTAAGTAATAATTTGTTATCTTCAATTAAAGAATAATTATCTAAAGTTTTTTCTAGATTATTAATATTATTATTTAACCAATCTATAATAAATTTTATTATTTCTTTTTCTTTCATAATGACTCCTATTATTGTTTAAAATAATATTGTACCATAAAATCCCATATTTACAAAACTATTTATTTTCGGGTCGGGGTCGGGTCGGGATTATTTCGGGTTCGGGGTTCGGGGTTTAATTTAGATATAATCTAAAAATTTGGATAACCAATTTTTTTGAGTAAATCGTTATTAATGGGCCGGGTCCTATAATAAAAAATGAGCGCCCGGCGACCCGGGCGCTTTTACTTTAAAAGAATTTAATTGCTTGAGCGTGTAGTAGAATTTCGTTTTCTACTACATCACAATTTTTTTGATTAAAAAAATACTTGCCCCATCGCTCAATAACTTTATTAAGATACGAAAATTTTTTAAATATTTTTTCATCTTTAATTTTTAAATGAATACTCATTTTTTTTAGATCATCGACTAAATATTTCTCATAGTCGTTGAAACTATTTTGTATTAAATGAGAAATAAACTTTACTTCATTTATGTTACCTAAATTTTTTAAATTTAAATCTAGTGTAATAGTTTCTTGATCATACTTACTGAAAGTATAAATAATATTTGCTTTGATCACTAACAGACTCCTTTAAACATTTTACTGAACTGATCTTTTTCGGCTTTCATAACTGCTCTTGAAATATGTCCTAATGCGTGTTGCTTAATAGCGTCTTCGATTAATTCTGATTTTTCATTAAAATAATATTTACCCATCCTTGAAAAAATAGCTTTCATAAATGGTGCTTGAAAAAAAGACTCATCTTCGCATTGAAATGATAAAGAAAGTTTTACTAATTTTTCGGCTTTTTGAAAAGCTTTCAAAGTAGGTTCTTGATTCTTTGTAAACTCATCAATAATTAAACTTGCTATTATTTGATGTTCTTTTATATCTTTTAATCTATCGGCATTAAAAGATATATCATTGTCTATCATATCTTGTTCATAAGTATCTTTATATGTAAAGATAGTGCTTATTTTTACGTTTACTTTATTTTTCATAATGACTCCTATTTCATTTGATTAAAAATATATTTTACTATATAATACCATTATAATCAAACAAAAAAGGAGTCATTATGAAATTATTAACAAAAGAAATAGAACAAAGATTAATTGAAAATTTTAGAGCAAATAGGAAAAGTGGCGAACTAGATTTAAAAGTTGTTTGTAAACTTTTTAATCCGTCTGGAATCGGTACATGGTATTTAACCGAATTAGACCCCGATACGAACATTGCTTATGGTCTTTGTTGTTTACACGAGTCCGAATATGGCACAGTATCAATAGACGAACTAAGGGAGCTTAAACTTCCACCGTTCGGATTAGGAATAGAAAGGGACAAATTTTTTCCTATAAATAAATACACTATTGATTATTGTAAACAGTTAGAGCAATAAAAATTAAATAAAAAAATTTATAACTTTCTATGAACCCGACGCCCGGAGCGTCGGGTTTTTTTTCGGGTCGGGTCGGGCCGCTTCGGGTCGGGTCGGGGTCGGGGTTTTATTATCAATGATAATAAAAAGACTATCTAATAATAATGTAATAATAACTATTGGAAAAATTTTTCCAATAGTTTCAATTTATCTTTTAAATTTATGATCGCTCCAGGCGAAACTGTCTATTAATTATTATGGTAAATAATGGAATAATATATTGACATTTATGCATTTCTCCTGTAACTTCATAGAAGTTAAACGAATCAACGTTTAATGTAACAAAAAAGAAAGTGAGAAAGTTATGAATAAAAAAGACAAAATAGAGTTTGAAAAAGATATCAAACAAATGCTTATACTAGAAAAAAAGTTTAAGAAGTTTAAAAAGACTGAAGAATATAAACTAGTAAATGATTATATTAAGACTAGAAACAAAATAAGAGCAAAAGTAAAAACTCATATGGAAGATAATAAAATATTTTCTAAAAGTTTTAATGATATAAAACTACTTTTACATCCTACATTTGTAGAGTCTTATTCTTACAATAAATTAGAAATAGAAGGGAAAATATAATGAATGAAGAGTATTACACAAATCAAGAATATTTTAGAGATTGTCTAAGACATTTTGCCATCCCGAAAGGGTGGCAAAATGTAAGTTATTTAAATAATGAAGCCCCTTCATTTATCTTTAATGACTATGAAATATTTGTAGAACATCACGACCCGAAGCAACGACTCACAGACTCAAAAAGATTCATTGTCTATGATTTAAAAGATGAAACTTTTGTAATGGAGTCAGATTTTATTGAAGACGTTGAGTCGATAATAAATTTTAGTCGTAAAGATAAAGCAATAATTAAATTTAAAAAGGAGTCAAGATAATGGAAATATTATTTCAAGAAAGTAACACAAGAAAAGAAAGACGACAAAAAAGGAAAAAAATATTCTTTACTGTTGTAGGATATGCGACGGCGATTCTTTTAGGAGTCGTTGCATGGGACTTGTTCTATTTTGCTAGTACTCTAGAAATATTTATAGGAGTATTAGTATATGGAATCAGTTTTATATTTGCGATGGTATCTATCTTTATAACTTATCTTATTTATTGTGAATTAAGTTAGGTACTTAAAACGGGAGGTAAAAAGATAACGAACAATTTTTACCTCCCCCCACCACCTATATCGGTGGGGCGCTGCGCACCCACCCGCCCACCCGCAGTGTTTTCGACATATAATTTGATATATTTAAAAATATGAGTATGATACAAGATAGAAAGGATAAAGAATTGGAAAACAAAACTCTCAGAGTGTTATCCCTCGGAGCAGGGGTACAAAGTTCAACAGTAGCATTAATGATCCACCATAAGGAGCTACCTATGGTCGATTGTGCAATATTCGCAGACACAAAAAACGAACCCGACTATGTTTATGACTGGTTGGAATACCTTAAAGGCATTGTTTCATACCCCATACACATTGTAACAAGGGGCGACTTAAAAGAAGATATGTTATCAAACAAATATAGTTTTCTTCCAATACCTTTGTACACGATCAATAAGAAAACTGGTAAGAAGGGTTTTACTATGCGTCAGTGTACCAACGACTATAAAATACAACCCATTTATCAAAAGATAAGAGAACTGTTAGGTTTGAAAAAATATCAACGAGTTCCTAAAGATGCAAAGGTGGAAATGGTCATTGGTATTTCGAGAGATGAAATGGTTCGTTGTAAGGAGAGCCGTTTACCATATATCACGAACCACTATCCACTGGTCTTTGACAAACGCTTTAATCGAAGTGACTGTATGCAGTGGATGAAGAAACACGGATATGAGTTACCGAGAAAATCTGCGTGTACCTTTTGTCCTTTTCACTCAAACGACTTCTGGTTAGATATAAAAAACAACGATCCGAAAATGTGGAAGGAAGTGGTGGACCTGGATAAAACGTTACGCAACGCTACGAGAAAACCAGAGGACGAAGTTTTTTTACACAAGTCTTATGTACCGTTGGAAGAGGCAGATTTAGATCCGTACAAAGACCAGTTAGATATGTTTAATGACATATGTGACGAAGGAATGTGTGGGGTATAATTGAGAAAACACTTTTTTCATAGTGTGATCGATGTAGGAAGTGGTTTTATTTTATCGATACTTATTCAATTGACCGTGTTCCCTTTATTTGGGTTGTACCCTAGTTTTTCAGAGAACATAGGTATAGCATTGATTTTTACCGTGGTATCGATTATAAGATCTTCTATATGGAGATGGATTTTTAGAAATGCATAACTACAATGTTTCAGAGGACGTGC